CTGTTATCCAAACACCAAATATGACGCCCGCACCCGTTGTCTCGCAAACAACGCGTGTACCCAACACCTACGCAGCTGCTCTTAGCTTGAGTGGTCTGAGTAAGGAATCGTTCGCACAATTTCTCCTCGATGATGCCAAGGCTAGGCAATCGATCGCGGAGTGCCCCAGTGAATTCAGGTTGAAACAGATCGCCTCAGGGCTGTCTAGGACCGAGTATGCTGCCAAGTGTGCTGTGCCCACGATTACGTTGGTTCCCAAGCCCACGCCGCCGACGCGTGAAGTCTCCCCCCCTAAGGTGGAGAAGGGCCCTTCGTCGAATCTCGCAGGAAAATCCGAGAAACCGCCCGTTAGATCTGTTAGACCGCCGTTGCCTGAGGAGTCGAGCCCTCCTCTGGTGCAACCCCCAAATGAGCAAGAGCGAGTTCGCTTTGAAGAAGGCGAACACCCTCGTCGTCCTATGAAAGGAGAGTGCCCTGCACCCGACTGGAAGAAAGACATTGTTCACAAGAGTTGTTGCCCAGAGGAGAAGCCTCCGCAACCTGCCCCCGAGGAATTGCCTCCTCCCACGCAGACCCAGTCTCAGATCCTGGACAGTAACGTTCGTACCCCAGACAACGTTCATGTCCTGCCCCCGCCTACGTTTAGCTACGTAATGCGAGTTGTTAGGCACTTCGACGCCACGCTCCTGGCAGTCGCCACCGTCGTCCTCTACTTGATCGTGTATTTCGTTTTCGGCTTGTTTCCCATGCTGAATCCGTGGTATGTCGACATGAGGGCGGTCAGGCCGACGTCTTCAGGCGCTTTGACGTTGTGTGTGTTGAGCATCGTTTACTACTCCACGACCAGGGTCGTCGAGCGAGCAGTTGGGTACGTCTACGGATCGCCCACTTATTCCCTCCACGGCATATGGTTTGCTGACAGTCGTAAATGGAACCCGATCCGAATCATAAACGTTCCAGTTTTCCACTGGTTCGTTTTCTTTCTCGCCTATCCCGGTCTTTGGAACTTCTCCTATGATTTGGGCTTGGTATCCACGGAATATACGTGGATCGAAGATGTTAGGCCATTTTGGTCTAGGATTTACTTGCACCTTCAGTTAGCTGAGGTGTACCTGATTCCTGGATCCGTTTGGATGCAAGCTGCAACGGCTGCGGCAAGTGTCCAGGCGATGGTTGTGTTTTGCCTCGCGATGAGCTACGCCACTTACTGGATTCTCATTCGAGTTAAGCACTTCTTCGTACCAGAGGAGATCATGATTCCCGATTTCAAAGGAAACATCGAGCAGTTGTCCTACACACACTCGATTGATTCTGAGTTACTCGCTTACGTCGTTCGTACCGTGCAGTTTACCGGTAGAACGCGAGATACCGTTGATCAGCTAAAACGTTCCGCTGTGTCCTGGATTGCATCGAATCGCAAGTCTTGGAAGGAAGCGGATATCACCAGTTCGGTAGATAAGGCAATCATTGTCGCCATGTCCTACACCGCGTTCGAGAGAACCGTGAGTCAGGTATGGTCCAGTGACGGCATCTTCCAAGGCCTCACCGCCGCGTCGTCTGTCAGTAAGGGCAACCTTATAGGCGGACGGTCGTTGGTGACGGCCTGAAGGGGGCCAGTCGCTGTCGGAGGCGTGTGCGTGGGACCAACAACTGTTCCGCCCCTTGATCAGGGGTGCAAATTAATCAAGTTCCCATCCTCCGATAGCGATCGCCATAGACGTACTCTAGTTAGGGTAGCGTCTTTAGCACACCTAGGGTTGCACCAACCCACCGTCCACTACGATTGCGCCGAAAACCAGATTAGATCACTGGTTGGACGCGTTGCAGGAGTCGTACCACATCCAACCCCGGACGGTTTAAAATTGCTGAGACGAGCAGCAAACATCCTGTCGAGAAACATCCCTCCAACAACAGCGAATGAGCTATATGACATGCCCGCGCGTTACTCAGGTAATAAGCGAGCCAGGTATCAAGACGCATGCGACGCCTTTACCATGTCAGGTATCACTAAGCGCGATGCTGGTGTGAAAATGTTTGTTAAGCCAGAGCGGTTCAACCCCGAAGCTAAGCGCAACCCCGACCCCCGAGCCATCCAGTTCAGGAACGGTAAGTATTGCGTAGCTTTGGCCCAGTATCTCCATCCCATAGAGCACCATATCTATGAGATCGACTGTGCAAGTCAGGGCGTCCCCAAGTCGCGTAATGTGGCGAAGGGACTTAATTCCTGCGCTCGAGCAGAATTGATGCTGGCCAAGTCAGAGCACTTCGATGATCCAGTCTACATCATGTATGACGCCGCTAGGTTCGACAAGCATGTCGCTTTGGAGCTACTCCAGATCGAGCACGCCGTGTACTTGCGATCCAACCCCGACGCTTATTTTCGCATCCTGTTGAGTTGGCAGTTAGTCAACTTGTGTTTCTCCAACCTGGGCCTGGTTTATAGGGTCCGAGGTCGACGTATGAGCGGCGACATGAATACAGCAGTTGGGAACTGCATACTCATGCTCATTATGTTGATAGCAATCTTTACTCTCATTTTAGATATAAAGTGGGACTGTTGCGATGATGGTGATGATGTGGTCGTCATTGTCGAACGTAAAGATTTTTGTCGTGTGGAGTCGGTTGTGGCGCCTACGTTTCTAACCTTCGGGATGGAGATTAAGGTCGACCAAGTGTGTTCCGACTTACACGAGGTGGTTTTCTGTCAGTCCTCGATAATTGAGTACCGCCCGAGCAAGCTTAAATTTGTTCGGGATTGGCGAAAGGTTATGAGTAATGCCCTTTGCGGCGTTCGCCACTGGACTTCAGACACCTACCGTATACGTACCATGCACGCCATAGGTACGTGTGAGTTGGTATTAAACCTAGGTGTACCTCTTTTACAAGAGTTTGCCGTAGCCATTTTGCGCAACGCAGCATGCACCAAGCCTGTAGACCTGACTCTAGCGTCTGAGGGCCTTCAACGTCGTACTTTGCGAGATCTCAAAGCGATGGGCGTTGACCCTAACCACATTCAACCTCAGGAGATTTACCCTTGTGCCAGAGCGACCTTCGCCCGTGCCTACGGTGTTTCCGAGGAAGAACAACTTCGTATTGAGGCACAGCTTCGTAGCTGGGACTTCGCGGTCCACGGTTACGAGCTCAAGCCCTCCGAGGTTCTTGTGGAGACGTGGGAGCTCACTCCGACTACGTCGGAAGTCTATGGGCAATAGGGAAAATGTCTCAACCACGTAACACTACCCGACGCGCTACCGGAGCACGCAAGCTCCCTAGCTCAACTTTAACTACTACCACTACTAAACAACCATCGCAGCCCACAAGCGTGAAGGTACCACGACAGTTTGTTTCGCAAGTATGCGGACTTACTGACCCGTTTTGTACCCACGCCAACGGAGCTAAGTATCCAGATTTTTCCAGCGTCAAAACTTTGCCCTACACCAGGCGATTGCGCAGTACTCTCACCTCCGACGCAAATGGCTATGCCAATTTGCTCATCATGCCCCAGTACGCCAACCTCCCCTACAACAACAACTCCGCAAATGTTTACGCCGGAAATACCGTCACTACATGGGCCAACTTTCTGCCAGCAACTGTTATTGCTGGGGTCTCAGGCTATAGAATTGTTTCTTCTGGCTTTGTGGTCAGGCATATTGTCAGTCCACTAAACTCGGCGGGAATGGTCTATATCAGACAGTATGGTCAACAGGATGGCGCATATATCTCACCCCTCGACTCTTCCACGTATAATGCCACTTCGGTGTGCAACGTGCCTGTCCAGGAGGCTCGAGAGATTGCAGTCATTTTGCAAAAGACAGCCCAAATGCCTCAAACGATGTACTCTCCACTCGCGGACACAGGTCTAGTAGCTAATACCGCAACTCGCGGTGTTGGCTATGCGACTGTCGCCATTGCTGGCGCACCTGCGAGCACTCCGATTTTGGAGATTGAGTACGTCATCAACTTCGAGCTCGTCTTTGAAGATGGATCCGATCTGGCGCAAGTTGCCACACCACCACCACCAGCCAACTCCTTGATCACAGACGCTGCAGCTAGGGTAAGTTCAACACTGACCCCGATTGTAGTTGATGGGCTCTCAGCAGCGGGGCGGATGTTCGTCACCAAGGCCACAACAGCTTTGGCCGGATATTTAGGTGGTCCACCAGCATCTATGCTCGCGCGAACCGCACTAGCCATCACGGTAGATTAAAATACACACTATTAAAGTAAGGAACCGCTCGCCGCGGTGAAGGGAGTAATGCCCCGCTTTCCCCAATTCACTCGTTTGAGAGTTTTGTTTATGCGACGTGTACGCTGCATGGATAACTAGCCAAGAACAACCCAACAATATTTTCCCAATATCCTGCGTCTGCTGACGGGGGCGGAACAGTGGTCACTCTAGCTGCGGCGGAGGGTGACAGGCTATCGCTTAAACTGAGGCAATAGACCCGGCAAGTGGAGGGAATCGAAAAGTTGGCGCGTTCTTGGTTGGTTGCGTCACCATGTGGAAGCCCGTGAAGGCGCACGGCTTGATTATACCGACTAATGACCAGATTGAAACTTACCGACCCACTATGTAAAGTATAGCACAAACCATGATTGACCTGACAAATAGGTCTAGTGGTCTTAGATGGAGTTTGAATTAGATCTGCGAATGACTCAGGTGTGTCAAGTCTAGGACCGGACCGCGAATCCGAGAACTTGCAAAACTACCAAAATACGAGGTGCAACCTCTAGCTCGTTTCCAGAAATCTCCTAGCGGAGTGGGGTGGGAACCAGCATCTGACAACATGTACATTGTGCGAATGCACTAGCCCC